GTGAACGTATTTCGAAGCTAACAGGTGGCGCAGCCGTCGTTTATGTTGGTGCGGACAGCGAAGTAGAGATGAAGGAACGAAAAGACCGTGTGGACGACGCTATTGCCGCAACACGGGCAGCGTTGGAAGAGGGGTACGTTCCTGGCGGTGGAACTGTACAGCTACGAGCAGCCGAACATCTTAGAACTGAAGAGGCTGTTAAGAACGAACATCCTGACTTCCTAATTGGTTGGAATGTCGTTATGGAGGCTTTGCTTTCACCGTTCTATCAACTCTGTGAAAATGCTGGAGTAAACGCTGTCAAAATGGAAGTTGAGCTTCTTAACCAATCAACCGCTTGGTGGGTAGGTTATAATCCTGTATCTGAGAAAGTTGAAGATATGTTTGAAGCTGGTATCATTGACCCAGCCAAAGTATCACGTGTGTCTCTTGAAAATTCAGTGTCGGTTGCTATTCAGTTCCTGAATACTTCCTGCGCCATGTCTGCAAACGATGAACCAAATAATAAGTAAATGCCATGAGTCAAAAGCAAATCCGAAGAGGGGATATTGTCCGCATCCGCCATAATAATAGCGGTCATCAGTTCAAAGAGAACACGTTGGGAGTCGTTCTTGAGGTGTATCCTAAACGAGTTGAATATCCCGACAGATTCAAAGTAGCAACCCGCACGGAGTGGTGGTACGTTGATATAAAAGACATTACGTTATTCTCCCGTAACAAGAACGAGGATGACGATTATTAATCATAAATAAGAGACGATTATGTTTTTTGAAGTAAGAACAAAACGGTTGACCGTCACCGAACGCAATGCGTATAAGACCGTCAAGGAATTGTGGCTGTTTGAGGTTGAAACTTATACCGAAGCCGAAGCCAGAGTGACTGAGTTCATGAACAAACAATTCAAAGGAGAGGACTTTTCAATTCCTAAGATTCAACCGTCAAAGATACAACGTGTTGAAAAGACAGAAGGATGCGTTCCGGAAGACCCGTTCTACAAAGTTAAGATTGAACTCTTGAGCGAAAATGACAAGGGTAAAGTCGTAAAAGAACCGTTCTTCATTTTGGTACGTGCTGAAAGTCCTGAGGCAGCGATTACTGTTGCGGATGAGGTAGGTGATGAAGAGTCCCCGAGTCATGAAGTTGTTAAGACTGAAAAGACGAAATTCACTGGCGTGGTTGTGATGGAGAAGAAGCCGAAAACGGCTGAGGCAGCTCCTAAAAAGGAAGTCGACAAGCCAAAGGAAGAAGCGAAAGCTCCAGCCAAAGGAAAGAAGAAGTAACAAAAGTTGAACAGGGGTGGCTGGTATAAAAGAACCAGCCACTTTTATATACAGGAATCATGGCAGAAAAGAAGAAACCCGTTCCGAAGCGACTTATCACAGAACAGGACATAGAGCGTATCATGAGGACGGCTCCTGACTATATCAACGAGTCGACTGATGAGGTGAAAGACCTGTATGTTGCTGCCGAATGGGCAAAGGAAGAGCGAGACCTTTCTCCTAAACGATATTTCGACCTCGTTCTTAACGAGGGTACAGATGAGGAGAAGATAATCAATATAGACTTCCAACAGACGGTGAATGTGGGGGCAGTAGTGAAGACCCATGGTGGGGACATTACGGCTGTGCGTTCAGCTAATGCAAAGCGTCTTCAGTATCTTCAATTAGACCGTGCCTACAATCGTGCCGTCCTGGAGTTGAATAAGGCTATGGGAGTTCGTTCCCGGAAGCCACGTAACATCGTAGATTATACGGGAACCATCATGGAGCTGTTCGGGAAGTTTTACACCGTAACGGATGTCTCGAAAGTGATGGCGAAGGAATACAAGATTAAGGTTCCTGAAGATGAACTGAAGAAGTTCTACGTTGAGAATCGAGACTTGATTACCCGTCGTCGAGCCGAGTACGTGTTACAGAATAAGGACTTCAGAATAGCAACCGAAACAGGTCGTTTGGAAGTGCTGAACCAAATGCTCGTAGAGGTTGAGATAAAGAACAGAGCAGCAGGGGGAAGCAATGTCGATTACTGTAACCTTATACTCCGTATCATTGAACAGGCTCGAAAAGAGGTCAAGGGTAACGAAATAAAGATGACCGTTGATGGTCGTATTGACATCAATGCTACTCTTCACGCTGAGACGAACATCATGTCCGTAATGAAACAGATGTCAATCAATGCGTTGGTGGTTGGTTTAACGGCTGCGAAAGCAGGACTGAACCCGACTGTATTGATAGCCCAGTTGGCTTCGAGTTGGTACGCTAAATTCAATGGATTCAACGGTAACTTGATGGACGGTGAACAGGTTCAGCTCCCGTCAGCACTTATCAAGCAATACGACTGGGATAAGATAGAACGAGCCTCTAAGCAGTTCGTGACCGAGTTCACTCCTATCACGGAAATCATTGATGAGAAGGAACCTGAGAAGCAAACCATAGCCGAAACAACTCGTAAGAATATGCTCCTACGATTGAAGTCAATGAAGGCAGCGAAGGCACAGGAAGACAACCGTGCCAACCCTGTTACACCTGACGACAAGGATATGAGCCTCAAGGAGAATGGCGTGGTACTGGCTCCGGAACCAGATGAACCCGAAGAGCCGAAAGGTGAGTTCGAAATAGACTACAATCTTAACAAGCATTACAAGCAGAAGAAGAATATGCGTGTAAAGGGTGCGATAGGAGAGTCTATTGCTCGTCACAAGGCACAAAAAGAAGAGGGTGAGATAAATGTAAACAAAGCGGAAGCAGAAGCCGCAGCGAGACGTGAAAGACGGAAAGCACGTCGCGAAGCAAAGAAGAAAGGAAATCAAGAATGAAAATAGTTTATAACACATGGTTCCCGTTTGGGAATTATCATACGTTGAACTTCTTCGGAATACTGTTTACCAAGCGTAAACAGTTACCGGAGTCAACAATTACGCACGAGTCGATACATACGGCTCAAATGAAGGAGATGCTCTGGGTGTTCTTCTACCTGTGGTATGGGGTTGACTACCTACTCGTCAGGTTGTTCCACAAGAAACAGAACTGTGCATATCACGATATCAGTCTTGAGGAAGAGGCTCACAATAATGATGAGAACCCTGACTATCTCAAGACTCGTAAGCATTATGCGTGGTGGAAATACATAAGGCTTCGAAGCAATCATAAATAAATTTCGTTTAACAATTTAATTTCAAAGATTATGCAAAAGACTTTTTGACAATCACCCCAGACTCTGGGAGGGGGTCACAGGCAGTGACCGTAAAAGCATCGCCAAACACGGGTAATGCTCGCTCTACCACGATAACCATTTCGGGGGGGGGGTATCACTCGAACTATTGATGTGATTCAGGCTCAAGGACGTTTTACAGCGTCTAAAACAGGTTCTATTCAGTTTAACAATTTGCTTTATGAACAGGTAACGTCAAGACTTTATTTAAGGCTGATAAATACAAACAACGAAAGCGAATATATCAGTTTGTGTGAAAGGCTGGATATAATGAATTCAGGCGAGAAAAATACTGAACAGATATCTGGGGAAGTTCAATGGACAGGGAGTCGGACGTTCACGACAAACAAATGCACCCTAATTATTTCATCTGGAAAGAATGAAAGTATTGACATCACGCTAAATGGACAAACTTTAGTCAAGGGAACATTCACTTCTCAGCAAGAAGTTAGATTTTCAACTATAACAATATCTCCGGGAGATACATTGAGAGTATCAGGAACAGTTCGATATTCGTAAAAAGAAAGGGTGAGCCGAAAGACTCACCCTGTTTTGTTTACCTGTGCACAGGCTTCTAAATACCTGTCGGAGTAACATTGTAAGAACGAACCATCCATGCTTCCTTTTCCATGCTTTCAATCATGTCCTCAAGGAAGTTAAGAGTAGCAAGGTCATTCTCGGGGATTTGTTTGTGAATGTCTCTGATAGAGCGTATCAACTTATCCCAGTCGTCACGAATGATTTTCCACATGTCAAGAGCCTGTGGAACAGCTTCGCTCATACCGAATTCCTTGATGTGGTTGTTCTGTAACATTGCTTCCATAGAACCCAGCGGACGTTTACCCAGAGCACGGATACGTTCAGCAACATCATCAACACGTTCAATTTCTTCTTCGTAGAGTTTCAGCATAGCCTCGTGATAGGAACCAAACGAGTCTCCTACGACATTCCAATGAAACTGCCAAGTCTTCAGCATGAGTGTGAAGTGGTCAGCAAGTAAACCATTCAGCAAGAGGGCACTACGTTCGAGTTCCTCTTCAGTTAAACCAGTCTTAATCATTTTCCTTTAATATTAAAGAGTTTATAAACAGTTATATAACGATTACAAAGGTATAAAGAATAAAATCTTCAGGAAAATCTAAGAATATTCCGGATAAATCATTGGATATATCAAAAGAATGACTAACTTTGTTGCGTCAAACAATAAATCAACGGAATAATATGAAGACTTTAATAGAATTAAAACAGGCTGCTGAGAGTAAAGGTTTACGGTTCGAAGTAAACAAGTGGGACCCGACTATCAGACGTTGGGAAACCGATAAAGTTCCTAATCCTGACTTTATGAAAATAGAGATTGGTATTGAGTACCGTCCTAACATCTGGGCATGGTTTGACGGGTTCTGTAAGGAAGATGTTAAGGATGATGATTTAACCCTGTTTTTCCGGGAAACGTATAATCAAGTATACGGTCGACAGAATAAGACTTGGAGAAGAGGCTTCAAAGTTGAGCGACAACTGTTTGGAAATGATAACTAATAACCAGAGGGAGTTCGCGCTCCCTCACAAATAATTTCGTAGATATGAAAGATGAACCAAGAAACAGAAGTGTGTGGGAACGTATGAAGATGGCGTTCCGTCTATTGTTTAGTGTTAAAGCGTTGGAGCCTGTTTATAAGGAAGGCTGGGAAGATGGTCGTAGAGGACTCTATGACGATTATAAGGTCATGAAGGAAACCATTGAGCCATTCGTGAAAAAGGTTCATGACACGGCTTGGCACGGGGATAGTGCTATCACTATACCAGGAATGATTCCAACGGAACTGTATCGTTTACCGTTCTGTCCAGTTGAGGATTTTCTTGGTGCCGGAATAGTTGCCGGACATGATTGTCCTCCGCAACAAATTGAGTTGAAGTATCAGGTCTATAGACAGGACACGCTCGAGAAAGCGTTTCAGGCGGATAGACGGCTTGCGCATGATATCAATTACGGATATATGGAAGCCTCTAAGAGTCTTGCGAAGTTCCTGTTAGAAAATGGGTTCGTGAAACATCGTGTTATCGCTAATCCGAGAAGCCCATACCCGACATTCGTATTCTTTACGAATGTGATGAAACGGGTGTAATCACGTTATAATAGTGCGGTAAATCTGCCGTTGGATTGCACTTAAATATTGCGAGGTTGAGCCGGACTGGGAAGTTCGGCTCAATTTATTTTGAAGAATTCCCGAGGAAACTCTTTGATATCTCAATCTGAACCACTACATTTGTACAGTCAAATCAATAAAACTAATGTAATATTGAATTCAAAGAACAATCCGTCCCGACTGGTATCTTGCTTAAGATACGTAAATTACAGGCTCTTGCCGAAAGAGGAGTAGGTGGTGAAGCCACGAACGCAAAAATCCTATTGTCTGCCTTGTGCGAGAAATACGGTATCGATGAGTCAAAACTTGATGAAGAAGAGAAACAGTGGTATGAGTTCGAGATGAGAACATCAGTCCAGAAACTGTTCTTACAGTTGTACGTCAGTATATATGGAACGACTGAACGCTATCTTAAGGAAGTTGAACTGTGGAAGAGAGGTCGTAAGAAGATAGTGAAATGTAAGTTCACCCGTGCTGAATATATTGAGTTTAGTCAGATGTGGGAATGGCACAGAAAGAACTATCTGGCTGAACGTAAACGCATGAGAGAACTGTTCCAGATAGCCTACTACGATAAATTCAAGATGTATCCTTCAGAGACCTGTGATGAGTATGAAGCCCAGCGGTCAAAGAAGAAAGATGACGACTTCACATTTGAGGATTTAATGGCGATAAACATGATGGCAGCAGCCTGTAAGAACAAATCCTTCTACAAACAAATAGGAGAGGCAAATGACGACGAAGACGACGATTAATGATTTCCCCGAAAATAATCGGGGATTTCCTTTGATATGTCAATCTTTATACATAAATTTGCTTCCGTAAATCAAACAAGTGTAATCATGAGAAAGAAAACATCACATCGCGAGAAGGACTTCGGTCTGGTTCAAAGAGCCTTATGTGGCGACCAGGATGCCTTCACAACGATATTCAAGAAGTACAATGTTATCCTCACTATACAGATTGGTGAGATTATCAATGACAAAGATTTAACAGCCGACATCGTAATGGAAACATTCGAAAAGGCTTTCGAGCGGTTGGAACGCTTTCAACCAGACTATCAATTGAGTGCATGGTTAGTTCGTATCGGTAGGAACTGTGCGATAGACTATTGTCGTAAGAAGAACCGAGTGAATATCGTCAGCATTGATGAGGGGTTCGACGATACCGAGGATGACCGACCTACGTTACAAGTAATAGACGACAGCCGTACACCTGAAGAATCCCTGTCGTTCAATCAGCGAATAGAATATGTAAAGAGCGTCATGCAGAAGATGCCGTCGACATCAAGACGGGTTATTCAGATGCGGTTCTTTGATGACTTCACCTACGAAGAAATGGCTGATGAACTGGGGTCCACTCTTCAACAGGTCAAGAACGCTATGCATAGAGCGAAGCGAGACCTCATTGAACTTATAGAGTTGCAGGCATACGATGATGTCCTCCACAAATAAAAGAGGAGTTCGTCATAACGCTATACAGGTATGAGAATGACAAGTTATTTCAGGTCTCTTGTTAAGTCAGGGACATTGGACAGCAGTAAATCGTTTGCCTTGCTGCTGTCCGTAATTATAGGAGCCATCATTGGTTTAGTGGTGTGCTTCTGTCTTATTTGGGACGTCGTGACCAACGGGTGCATCAAGACAAATCTGAACGAATTGGGAGTGTTCCTATTGTGTGCAGGTGGCTTCATGGTTGGTGGCGGGATAAACAAGGTATTTGGCGAAAAGTATTTTAAACATCAAAAACCAGAGAAGAATGAAAAAGAAGTTTAAAGCGAAAGTTTCAGGAATGTTTGACATCGTTCAGTTGGGCGATGATACATTCAGTGAGGTGGTAGATAAGTTGAAAGCCAACGACTACCATATTGACCAACAGTTCACGAACCGTGAAGAGTGTTATGTCGAAGCCATAGGTGACAGCGGTACGAAGTCCGTATCTCGTGGGGATATGGTGTTCACGGACGAGACGGGAGAGTTATTTATAATGTCAGAGAAACGGTTCAATGCAACGTATGAAGAAGTGGAAGAAGATTCAAAAATCCCTAATCAGGAAATGGCGGCAGACCCAGTGTGATTGGTTCGGTCATCAGCCTGTAACAGTCATAGAAGACCGCTGGCGTGGTAAACAGAACATTCTGAACCGTAAAGGAGGGAAGTCTCGCAAGGGAGGACACCATGTTACGGGATATTATGAAAAGTGCGCGAGATGTGGTAAGAAATTGAGTAATTTTAAAAGATGTTGGTAATATGTTAAAGATGAAGTTTTGGTTCGAAGGGAACCAGTTACAGCCTGACTGCAACATTCACGGAGGCTGCAAGATAGGGAGTTCAGCCTGTCATGCCTGTCCTCACTGTGTACGGGTAAACAGCAAAGACCAGGAAGTTCTGTGTCTTGGCGATGGCTCAGAGTATAAAGAAGCCAAGTTGGAAGAGTTGAGGGTTGGCGACAGGTTCAAGACAGTGAAGAACGTGTACGGGACTCTCTATACAGTAAAGGAAATCAAAAACGGTAAAGTTATGGTGGACAGCGACGTCACGTCAATGTCAGTCATCAAGAACTTTGATAAGGTGTTCTTGCTTCCTGTAAGCGAAAGTAATTAGTAAACCGAAGATGTCAGCACAGGATAGGAAAGTTTCTTAGAACGACTGTTAGACGTCTCATTCCCTAAATTAAAAACGAAAGAAGATTATGAATAGTTATGATTATATCCCCGACTGGTGGATAAGTGGTTCAACTCAAACAAAGTAAAGGTCATGGAAAAGGAAAAGACTCATGCAGTAATAGATACTTCGATAGGCTGTTCGCCTGACGAATATTATCGCTTCTACGGAACGCTCGAGGAATGTCAAGCGTATATTAAGGAACACGAGAATGAACCTAACTTGGGGATAATACCATGATACACTTCGCTCAGAACAATGACATCATCATTGGCGTGGACTTTGGTTACGGTAACGATATCGCAGTGAAGACCACGGCAAAGGTTCACGAGGATGGTAGGCTTGAAATACTGAAATCGGAACGGATAGGAAGAACCCGTGATATCAAACAGGAACATCGGGATAGAATAATTGAAGAACTTAAACAATTCGGAAAGGAAATATGAGAAGGAATATCCATGTAATGTACAAGAATTTCAGAGGCATAGTGCTGACGAAAACCCTGTTGGGGTTCGAGGGAAGACTGAACCCTGCTCAACTCAAGAAGGAACTTGAGGACAAGAATGTAGAGTGTTCATTGGTTGTGGGCTGGAGTGTGTACGAGCCTGATGAGGTTACTGAACTCACACCGTCACAGGCTATTGACTTTCATGACTGTCTTGAAGAATTGAGCGAGGTTGATATCCGCTTCAATGTGAACGGACATTCCATTGAGAACGGTTCTATACGGCTGTCGTATAACATCTATGAGCATAACATCATGGTCACACGGGTATGGCTCAATGGAAAAGAATCAAAGGAATTGCTTGACACCATTCAGCAATGGTTAGATAACAATCAAGAATAAAAGAAGGATTATGGAAGCATTTAAAACAAGGCTCATGCAGGAGTATGTAGAACTCAATGAGCGCACAGAAAAGTTAGAGGAGTTCATCCTCAAAAATCCTAAATTCGAAAGCCTCGAAACAGAGATTCAAACATCGATGTTGGCTCAGAAGGAAGCGATGAAGGAGTACCGTCATTCGCTGAAACATCGAATGAAACTGTTAGGGATAACTCATGATGACGTGGTTGCCTATAAGCACCCGTATCAGAACCTGTCCTTCGGTGAAGCATTACAGGCTCTCGAGGCTGGTAAGTGCGTTGCTCGTAAGGGGTGGATAACTACCTGTTTCGTTGTGAAGCAAATCGACAGTGACATTCCGGCTGAGGTTGTTCCTAAGATGCAGTCGCTTCCCCAGCATGCAAAGAACTTGCTGAATGCGTTTGGCGTGGGAAGTATCAGTTACCGTTCACAATGTTTGTTGGTAGAACAGGCTGTGGATGGTAACGGTGCAACGAACTACGTTCCGGACTGGGTTGATATGTTTGCAAAGGATTGGTTCGTATTAGGAGGTGAGTGATGATAGTGCTTCTCATTATATTGTGCGTATTGCTGACGGCTGTTATCGTGCTGTCGGTATGGGGATACACGTTGCTCAGTAAGAAAATTGATTACGTGTATGGAAATCAATCCGCATTGTATCAGAAGATATTAGAGGCTGAGATACCTGTGTTATGCTCGTATCTTGGAGTGCTCGAAACGGCTCGTCGTGAGGCGTTGGCTGATGAACGGTATGAAGATGTGCAGAGGTTGATAGACACTATCCGATATAATACAGGGACGTTGGAGCAGTTGAGGCGGGAGTACAGTATGATGCGGAATGATAGTCAGTCGACTCGATAGATTCAGGGAAGGGTGTTAGATATTCGACATCGGGTTCTGGATTATGTGTGGAGGGATGTGATGAGTCACGTATTATGGCTTGTTACATCCCTCTGGACGTCTCGTACAGGGACGTCCACCATCAACATGGTATAATGCTGAGCCTCACAATGGTTAGTTCCTAATAGAGTATAGTAAGAGAGGTGATGAGGTTGGTGATGTCCCGTACCTACCAAATAAAAGAATAGAGGGTGATAATCACTGATGGGTATAGAGCCTCCCTATATAGGTCTATATGGTATATGGAGTGTGGGTGGTATTGAGGTGAGGGGTATGGCTGAGGCTGGGTGTTATTGGGTAGGGTTGGAGTAGAGGTATGGGTTGGTCAATGGAGGTTCAGGGTATTTCGAATCCGGACTGCAACACTCTCCTGCGCCAGAATCCTGCGCGACTCAACCCCGAAGAACCGTGTCCGATGACTGTTCCTACTCCATACCCAGGACTCCGTGGGCTGTCATTTGGGACGATATCGTATGCCTCACTATCCGTTATCACGAGAATGACACGCTGGCGTCTAAAACAGCCTGTAAATCACCCTAAAAACCTCTCCACCAAGACACGGATAATTGGTTGCATCTACTCCGGGAAATTCGGTACAGAAGTAACAGCGTCCGTCATGGGGAGTTGTCATCACCCTAACATGGTCACCCCACAGCGAGTTATGGGCGAAATGACTGTTTCGAAAAGTTAAATCTGAGGAAAAATCTGAAGAAAGTTGGAGAAACTCTTTGCGGATTCATCAGAATCCACTACCTTTGTGTCATCAAAGTAAATCAAATGTCAAACAAATTAAAATTAAAGGATATGAAAACGGCTCAAGATTTTAACAGTAACTTCGAACAGTACAATGCTCAAATCGAAAAAGAGATAGCAAACCTCAATCGTATGCGTGAAGAACTCCAAGCCAACGGTGCTGTCGCTCAACAAATCATCAATGACTTGGAACCTGTATTAGCGAAGTTACACCTGACAATCGACTCATTCACTATGAACCGTCCGGACAAAGAGAAAGCCTCTAATCGTGGTCGTCTGAGTCTTCACCTCATGTCTGACGGAAAGTTCAAGTTCATTCAGTTCCGTGGCTATACTTCACGTGGTGTTGGTAAGAACGAAAGCCGTCTCGATAGCAAAGCCGAAAAGATTTGTGAAGCGGTACAGGGTGCTCTTCGTGACTCTATAAACGAACTCCGCTGTTCAGTCAACCCGTTCAGCCTCGAAGTAAGGGATGGAAAGGAAACAGGTCGTGTGCTGATGGATATCTCATACAACTTCTAAGGAAATAATCGAAGAATTCTTCAAGAAAATTCCGGATGGTTCATTGCTGAGTCATCTGGAATGACTATATTTGTACTGTCAATCAATAAAGAAATGAACAGTATGAAAACAATCAGTCAAATCCAACAAGAGGTTCTCGCCACGGCTCAAGTGACACTTGACGAACTCCAAGCCTCTATCGAAAAGTTCTGGGAATAGGGTTGGGAACGTAACGAGGAAGCAAAAAGAACCTGTCAGGCTTCCAAGTGGTACGCTAACAATATCTCAAGAGTCATTCGTGATTATGCTTCTTATAAAAACCTGTACTAGAAAATCCTGTCAGGCGAATATGTAAGCCAACATCAATCTCGCGAGGACGCTGTGGCTGAGGCTACGAAACAACTCGAAAAGAATGAAGAGTCCTTCCCTCGCTCACTCAATCACATCTACCAAACCGCTGTCCGTCGTACCTATTACAGTCTATGCGGTTACACTCATGAGGACGAGATGGTACACACTCCTGGAGTACGCTACGACCGTCAGCCGGAATACATTCGTAACAAGGAAATACAGGCTTCAGGAGTTCTGAGCATTCACTTCTACTGCGAGTCTCGTGAGAAGTTCTACGCAAAGCGTGACCAAGAGGTACGGCTCACAATCGAACAGGCTACTGCAAAACTGAAATTACAGGTAGAGAAGAAACTCACTCCTATCAAAGACAAGATACAGTCGTTCGACCTCATCTCTTTTAAAGGTCAGCAGGGGAACTATGTAGGCGAGTGGGTGATACGTACTGAAGACGCTCGTTACATCTTCAAAACGAGTTGTATCCTGGCTGGTGGCTATAATATACAATGCCTTCACGCTCGCTATATAGCCAATCTTAAACAGGTAAAGAAATAAATCTTGAGGATATCCCGGAAATTCTTCCGGGATTTCTTTGATATGTCGATAGAACCCAGTACATTTGCTCAGTCAATTAAATCAAAGGAGGAAACAAACTATGTTACAGAAAGGTTCAGAACAGTATAAACAGGCTCAGAAGTTAGCGAATGAAATCAAGGATATGGCGGGAACTGACCGCTGGAATAACAACTCCTATTTCGACATCGCTTTCAATGCTCTCGGGCAGTTCATCAGTAAAGTACAGGCGACAGACGGCTTCGCTGCTAAGATAGCCGAAACAGTCGACAAGACGATGGACCCCTACGGAAAGAAAGTTGCGTTCATCAGTGACAAGCAATCATGGATATTGGCTGTTGCAGCCGTTGAAAATAATATAACACTATAATCAATATGGAAAGAGTAATTTGGATAATCATCAACTTCTTCTGGGGACGCTTCGGAAGAAAGGTATTAGTAAAGAAATACAGGGTGTGGTGGCAGCGGTTCTGGATAGCCGTGTTCGTCTTCCTATTTCTGTGGGGAATGAAGATATTCCTTGAGTGGTGGGACGGTGTGGTTCAGTTCCTAAATTATGTGATATGGGGATAATGCAAATCAATAAATAAGGAAAGATATATGGAAGTAAAATTAAGAGGATTAGACCGCTACGAGGTAGAGGCTATTCAGTACGATGGTACAAACAGTGATGAAATTTGTCAGTTCATTCTTGAGCATAAACCCTATACACAAATCGAGGGAGCGTTCCTGAACAAAGGTGCGGACAAGAAGATGATGGCGGTTATCGTCATTCCGTCAGGCGAAGACATTTTGGTGCGCGAAAAGGAATGGCTCGTTCATGTTGAGGTTCCCTACGGAAACCAGAACTCCTTCTACGTGATGACTGATGAAGAACGTCAGGACAGGTTCCAAGAAGTCAATGAAGATGACCTGTTCCCCTGGATAAAGGTTGAAGACGCCAAACCCAAAGAGGAGCAAGTCGTGATTGTCCTGTACAGAAAGTATGGCGATTTACAGGTGGCGAGACATTGCTTTTATAAAGATAGCAGCCTTGTCAACGGTAAATGGATTCATGCGAACAGTATTGTCATCGCTTGGTTTCCTGAACCTAAATCTGAGAACGTATGACAGTCGGGGATATAATACAGGTCACGAATATAGCCACTGGGGAAACCCATGTGGCTCATATTGTACACGGTTCATCGTCCGCAGGAATATACGGTGATGACAGGGGAATGTCCTGGTGGGCTTCGGGTGTTCAATGGACACGAACTATCGGTCCACATCAGACTGCTCCTAAGACGCACACCTGTACAGTAATAAAGACGGCTGAACAGGTACGTCAGGAAAGACAGAAGGAACAACTCATGAAAGTTGCCCAGATGATATACGACGGAGTGAAGAGTGGCTCCTACTCCGTTGAGAATGTAGCCGAAGCAATAATATATTTGAGATGAGAACACTAACAGTTGAGAAAATCGGTGAGACCGAAAAGGCTGTTCAGTATCGTGTGACGTTCTGGATAGTTGAGAACCCCGGACACCCTGTGTGCTGGGAAGGAAAAGAGTATTACTTTGGGAGGTGGCTGCCGAAGCGTGTGGTCACTCCTATTGATGACACTCATATAGGTATTCCGAAGAAGTTCCTTGAGGAGACCATTGAACTACTGGCAAAAGGACATCCGTTCAGGGAAGTTCGCTATAATGCTCAGTTCAAACAGGAGACTCTACAATGGACTAAACCGACGAAACCAGAAAAATCTTGAAAATTCTTTGCTGATTCAATGGAAAGCACTATCTTTGTAATGTTAAATTAAATCAACAATGTCAAACAAATTAAAAATTAGAATTATGAAGACAGCTGTAAACAACATCGCTTCCGAGAATGTAACCTCTTTCGTAATTAACGAAGATATGCTTAACGAAAAGAAAGCTATCAAGTACATCAGCAAACCTAACATGGTCGCTGCTATCAATGAAATCTGTGCTGCTATCAAAGGTCTTAACAGCCTGTTCTCACCTCAGGAGTACACCGAAGCCAACAGCAAGAAAGAACTGTTCGACGCTTATCACCGCTTCTACATCATCTATACTGACCTCCGCGACGCTGCTATTGAGGCTCGTCACCGTGAAGAAGAAAAGAAAGAACGTGAAGAACGTCGTCGTCAGGCTGAAATCGAAAAGAATACCAAGGAACTTATCAAGCCAGCCCAGCCGTTAAAGAGCGAAGAGGAAGTCAAAGAAGCCTCTAAAGCCAATAAGAAGACAAAGGCTGACAAGGCTCCCAAGAAGGAAAAGAAAGCCTCTGTAGAGGGCGAAAAGAAGTCTGCTCCCCGTGTTGGTGACGCTGAGGCTCGCCTCTCTACCTACTCCGCTGAACTTGCTGAAAAAGAGGCTTTGGTTGCTAATGCTGGGGAGTTCGCTAAACTGTCAAAGGAAGACGCCAAGGCTATCCGCCACCGTATCGCTTCCCTCAAGCGTAAAATCGAGCGTGCTAACAAGGCTCTGGGAACTAAATAAGAGCCAGTCATGAAAGAAATCCTGACATTCGTAGTGCTTCTGATACTGGGAGCACTACGTTATTTCGAATATAGACATCGTGAATAATTAATCCAATATATCATGAGCAAACTAATCACCATAGAGAATGGGTACGAAATACGCTTGGGTCAGAAGAACCCATCTTGTTACCCGTGTTGCTTCGAGGGGTCGGTCTGTGCTTGTCGCAGCGACCTTTGCATAAAGCATCGAGACAACTATATCAGAGAGCATGGAAAACTCCCGCAGGGAGAAGGTATTTATCTCAGACGAGTGAAGCCATGAACGAAGAGGGTACTTCCCTATATGGTAAGAACCGTGAAGGCAAGGTTGCGCTCTGTGAAACCTGTGCTTATGACGGTTACTGTCGAGACAAGATACGATATTATAGATGTAGAAACTATATAAAAATCAAAGACGATTATGACAAGAATGAAAGGAATGTTGCTGGCAACCGCTCTGATGATTGCGGCAGCACAATCAAATGACCCATTCAGAACTCCTCGACGCAATACAGGGGTTCGACGTAATGATAATCAACGGAAGCCGAAACCCGTTGTTCGTGAGTTGAGGGAGTTCACTGTGAAAGGTCATACGATTATGGCTTACTCCCGCAAGGACGCTATTACACGGCTGAAACTCAAGAAGAAAATTTAGGAGCCATGAAGACGAAAGAACAAATAGAAGCGCACAGAAGAACTTGTGAGCATTTCAATACTACTCTCCTCGGAGATGGTAGAACGTGTTGCACAGCCGACTTGCGTGCCTTGCCTACGTGGCAAGACCCAGGAGGTGATGGTATGGTTTACCCCTGTGGAGATGATTGTCCGTTTATGAAACAGTTTATAAATGAAGATAAAAATGAAGACATTGAAACCAATCATTCAGACGGAAGAGCCTGACAAGTATGGGCGAACCGTGAAAGTAGGAATCACCGACGGAACGACGGCATCGTTCTTTCAGGTGATGTCAGTTGGCGAAGTAAGAGAACTCCGTGATGAGTTGACGAAGTTCCTAAATCATTCCGGAGCCGAAACCCCTGTGTTCGACTTCAAGAGTTTCGAAGGAATGCGCGACAGGGTAAAGGTCGGGGATACTGTTCGGGTACGTTTCGAAGAGTTTGGTATGCCTGACAAACATATTCCCGGACGGATGGTACTTCCTAAAAGAGCCTATCGTGTGATAAAGATAGACGAAAGACGAGGGCAGCACCTGTCCGGGAAGGACTTGGAAGAGGGAAAGGTCAGAAAGTTTCACATCGAACAAATCATTGAAGTCCTATGAGAGTGAATAAAGCCATGCTGATGATACGGTTGGTCAACCGTATTACGGCTGAAAGAGATTACTGGAAAGCAAAGGTTGAGGCTCAACTCGAAGGAAAGCCGTTTATCGAGAATGAACGATACGAGCGTCGTAAGCATAAAATCACCCGTATAAGCCGACCCCAGTAGCCTGTTTCGGAAAATATTGAGGAAAATATCGGGAAACTCTTTGTAATGTCAAATAATGCCACTATATTTGTTCCGTCAAACAATTTAAATCATTTGGTCATGGGACAGAAAAAGGTTTTCAACATCATTACAAGTCAGTGCATAAACGGTCAATGGGGTATCGCTGACGTGGCGTTTTCAATTACTTCGAAGCAAAAGGCTTCAGAGCAAATGGATACTATTCATCGACTCACCGAAAGAGGCGAATGGTTTGTAGGTAGTGACCATCACTACATTATCAAGTCCGACGACATTAATCCTATCGATGGTCAGCCTCGCTTCATGAGGGATATCATGATACAGTGCGTCGAGACAGGGGTTCTCATCCTCTACAGAATGATAGAGTCTCCGCTGAATAGTATGTACATTTCTAAATAATCCCCGATATGGAAATCAATCAGAATAATAAGCCAGTGACCGTTACGTTCAGTGACGGCACTGTCAAACAAGTAATCTACGACTCAATAGAGTTTCTTGAGGGAGGGAATGTATCCCTTCGCGGACACTTATCAGACCTTCCTACTGAAACGGTCGTAGAGACGCCAAAAGAGGCTCCTATCACCCCACAACTTCCACCCGAAAGACCTTATATGCGCAGGTACACGTTCAGAAGCGGTCTTGTGCGCTTCCTACACGAAGGACGTATGCGTACTGCTGCCGTCACTCACTGTACGGATAAGGCTTGGCGAGTGATGAATAAAGAGTTGGGAGTAGCATGGTTGCCGAAGAATGTCATCAGGTGGAGTGAAATCGCTCAGCAGTTCTGTGTCATCGATGAGACGTATGAGTTGGACTTCACGTTTGATGTCAAACAGGGTATGGATGAATATCCGTCCTTATTCGACCCTGAGGATTTAGTTGTAAACGAACTCGATTAATAGAAAGGAAAATTGATTATGATGGTGAATATGAACGGTCTGTCCTACGGGACATGGAGAAACATTCAGAAGGCAATTGAACAGTTCGATGTGCCTATGAAGTCAGCGGGAAACTACCTGTTAAAACTTCAGGAAGTGTCCACTCCCGGACATACTCGTCAGATACACGTCCTTCCGAAACTTGGAGAAGGCTCACTTGGCGACGCTGCTGAGTATCAACGTGTGTCTGACAAATACTGTTGGGAGATTATAGTGGCTGACGATACAAGGTTTGGTCGTCATGTGAGTGTCTGTTCCTATTTCACCGAACCAGCGTTCAAGGTCTTTGCTGACACGCTTGGATGGAATGAACAACATCGTGAGCAGTACAGGCTGTCAACGGATATTGAGAAAGAGAAGAAATTACAAGAACAGTTCGCTCTGAAAGTTCTCGAGACAATTTGGGGTGAATATGGTCACACTATAAAAAGAATACCATCATGAGAAGATGTCGGAAATGTTACTGTACAAATCCAGCAGCCTGTCAAGCGTGTCGCTCGTATTACAGGGGAAGAGTGAAGAACACTCTTATCATTGCCTTTGTGATGTGCGTGGGTGCGATGTTGTTAGGCTGTATCTTGGCTCTTCTCATGATAGGAGTTTTTCTATTATTATAAACCAAAATGAGAAGTTATGCTGGAAACAGAAACAATCTATCCAGGCGGAAATCTGCCTGAACAGAAGTATCTCAAAAGAATGTGGCGTGGGCTTGCGGTTCTTTTGCTGTCAATTCTAATCATTCTAATCATTCTTGTGATACGGTCGTGTGACGCGACAGAACCCGTACCATCTCAGCCAGCGTTTGGCTGCGAGTACGCTGAAGAACAGGCTGCGGAGCCTGTACCTGAAACGCTCTTTGACGAGGTGTATGATTATATCTTCAAGTTGAGGATTGACCATCCGGACATCGTCATGGCGCAATGTATTGAGGAGTCCGGAGGCTTCACTTCTAAACTGTTTGTAGAGGGACATAACTGTCTGGGAATGAAAGTTCCCGGAAGCCGTCCCACTTTGGCTGTCGGAACCATGTTAGGTCATGCCCGTTTCAACTCGTGGCGGGAGTGTATAGCCGACTATGCTATATGGCAGAGTACATTTGCCCGACGGCTCACAAAGGACGAATATTTCGCCTATTTAGACAGAGTTTATGCGGAGAAGAAAGGTTACAGTGGTCGTCTTAAAGCGATAATTCAGTCTCGAGGACTGTAACCTGACTCCGGAGTATCTTCAAGTTACTGTCGGACTCTCAGAAACAATCGATGTATCAGATGAAGGAGCAGGAGGATTATCTCTCCAACGCTGAACGTCGTATGGACAAAGTGACATGGAAGCATAAGCCGTATCTCTTTCAGTGGGGAGACGTCATCATCAACGTATGGGTGGTGAGTGAGTTCAGTCACGAGTATGTTACACTCGACAGCGGAATCAAGTTCGCAAAGGTGATGTCTGTCATTCGTAAGAAGATAGCGTATCAGCGCAACAAAGACCGAGCGTTCCTAATCAATCTCGCATATCGCTTTCTTGGAATGGTGGGCGCAAACGGTAAGAATTTATCCGCTGTATTCAATCAGGATTGCCGATAATCCGGGAATCCAAAGGGAATGATAAAAACTATCAACCGAAAAACGACGTTATTATAACACGTTTGAAATAGAAACATTTTTATTCACTAAATTTTAAAAAGAAATGAGAAAGTCAGAATTCGTGGCAGCAGTTGCCAAAGAGGCTGGTATGAGCCAGAGAGACACCGAGAAAGTAATCGACGCACTGAATCCGGTGATTGTCAAGACCTGTGTTGAGGACGGTGACGAAATCAGCCTACCTTTCGGAAAGTTCAAGCAGAAAGTCAACCCTGCTAAAACAGGCACGAACCCGTTGACTCAGAAACCTATGAACGTTCCCGAGTCTCACACACTTGCTTTCAAGGCTTCCAAAACCGTGAAAGTGGTTGTTGAACCGAAGAAAGGTAAAAAGAAATAAGCCTGTGAAGGTGTTCTTTTAGTTATAATTGGCTACGAAAGGGAAAGAGGTGACTGAAACAGGTTGCCTCTTTCTGATTTATAGGAGCCACTGGCGGTCGCTCTACGAGATTTACCCCTGTTGGCTGGTACATTTTATTCCCCGTATAGTTATAATCGCTTAAATCGTCTAATATGAACGCAAGAATGGATAAGGATAGCACAGTTACCCTGTCAGGGTTCTGTGAACACGTAATCAGTAAAACTGAATCCGAGATATACAGAATAACAGGCTCATCTTCCCTAAAAATTCAGGACGGGAAGGCTCGTAGGAGAGAACGCAGAGCCGAATTGAGGAAAAATCGGAAGAAATAATGAAGATTTTCCGGATAAACTCCTTGGATATTCGATAAATGGACGTATATTTTCTCAGTCAAATCAAACAAGTTACGTCATGAAAGGTTCAAGATACTACAAAAATTTAGACTTCAGCAAGCCAGTAGGGACTCATCGCTATGTTGATAACATCAAAGACCGTCGACAATTAGCAAAGGTTTGCCTCGTGGCTATGGCTCGTATCAATCAAGCCGAACAGGGTACAATCACAGAACCCTATGAATTGGTTTCCTCTACAATGAAAGACGGACGTACACTCATTCAAACTATCTACGAGGATGGTTATGTTATGTATAATGACGGATGGTTCATTGTCGAATGCGATGAAGACGGGACACTTTACGTTGATGTAACAGGTATAGCAACTCGAGAATGTCCGGAGTACGAAAACATGGAATATATCATGGACGCTGCCTGTCGCGAGGGTCACGAAGAGTGCCTCAAGGCTTTGGCTGAGTATGAAACCAATTAAATATAGATAGTTATGGATAGAAATGTAAAGCAGTTGGAGTATGTATCTCCTGAAATCAAGTACAAGAATGGTCCGATGGATACCTTTGTTCACGTGGACTTCATTCACCGTTGGTTCGGTGTTATTGACACCAAGAAGATGGTGAAGTATGGTGCTCATGCCAATGTGGTATTCGGGACTGACAAACGACAGTACACGTTTCGTGAGGGTTTGCTGATAGGATTCAGAAGGATTCCTGAGTCAGAGGCTCGTGTGATAGTACAGAATGAGAAGAGCGACACGTGGGTTCTCCGTCGTGATTGGGCAAAGGTTTTCGAAAAGATGACTCCTCAGAAGGCAGCGGACTTCAAGATAACTTCCTATAAAGATGTTCTTGATGAAATGGCTGAATACTTTATGGACGGTGATACCTTTAAGAGTGCCACGTTCCTGTGTAAAATCGAAGAAACTAACAAGGTATGATAGCAATCAGCGACAAATTAAGACATCAAGTCATGAAACTGGCTGAGCAGTACGAGAAGCCTGAATTCATCACTGACGACCCTGTACAGTTCCCCAGACGGTTCGAATACAAGTGTTCTCAGGAGATAGTTGGCTTCATCGCTGCTTGGTTAGCGTATGGGAATCGGAAAGCCATTCTCTCTACCTGTGAGAAACTATGTAAGGAAATGGAACGTCTGACTCCCTATATGTATATCAAGAACATGGGTTGGCGAAAGTACATTGACTCGGAGGAACCTCTGTACCGTTTCTTCAAGGAGAAGGACTTCGCTGACCTGTGTCGTGCGCTCAAGGAGATTTACGATAACAACGAAGATATGGAAGAGGCTCTGTCTAAGAACTATACTCGTACGATGGGAGCCACAGATTATCTCGATGCACTGATAAGCCTGTTCCCTGGAGTGAAAGGTATCCCCCAGGATTCGAAGTCTGCCTGTAAGCGGTTGAATATGTTCCTACGATGGATGTGCCGTCGAAACAGTCCTGTGGATTTAGGTATCTGGAGTTTCATTCCCCAGCCATCCCTACTCATTCCGCTTGACACTCACGTCGCAACCGTTGGTCGTCAATTGGGTCTCATAACGGGCAAAGGTGATAGCATGAATACAGTGCTTGAACTTACTACGAATTGCCGTAATATCTATCCGTTAGACCCCTGTAAATGTGATTATGCCCTGTTTGGGTACGGTATAAACAATAAAGTCATGAAAGCAACAGTCGAATCAGTATTATTAAACACGAGTAGCCGTTCAGTTGAAATCTTCGCTGAAATCCTAAACGCTATCACATCTTGTGAAAACGAAAACGAACTCCGTGCGTGTATGAAACTCATACAGGAGCGTTTCCCTGTTTCCTTCAATTCCTGTTTCGTTTACGGCTTCGGTTCAACCCATATGTGGGTGACAGAGCCAGGAAGAAAAGAAAGATTAATATTCGTGGAGTTCTAATCGAACTCCTCGGATTCCACGTATAATTATCAAACATTTTAAACAAAAGATTATGGACATTACAAAGAAGAAAGTCATCTTCATCGACATGGACGGTACGCTTATTGATACCGTCTCCGGGAATACCTTTCCGGAAGGAGTTTGGGACATGAAACTGAAAATGGAGGTTTTTGCGCAACTCAAGAAACTTCATCCACAGGCTGTTCTCATTGTATCTAATCAGGGTGGAATTGAACTGGGGCACGTTCATCCCGCTATGTTCCAACCGAAATTCATCTATGTCATTGCGTGTCTTCAATCGTACATCGGTTTGAATACGCTTGTTGCCGGACAGTTCTGTCCCTACAATGACAAGAAGCATCCGAAACGTAAACCCAATCCGGGAATGCTTGAGGACATGCTGGCTGAGTTCACTCACAATACAGGTATCACAATCGCCAAGGAAGACTGTCTTATGATAGGCGATGCCTCTGGTCTTGAAGGGCAGTTTAGCGACAGCGACCTCAAAACGGCTGAAAACTTTGGCTGTGATTATCTCGACGTTACGGAGTTCACCCGTATGGAGCTTCCTGAGCCTCTGTTTAAGGTGATTGATATGCACTCTGGTGAAGTTGTTAAGGACAAAGACGGTAATCTCTTAGAGGCTCTCAAAGAGAGCGAGGCTATGGAGAAAGTGGCTTTCTTGCAACAGGCTTCTCCCGACCCGAAAGCTCGCTTCACCTATGTTCCTCAATTGTGGGAATGCCCGAAGGAGGCTGAGCAGCGTCCCGAGCCACAACCGAAAGCAAAGATTCTTAAGATGAACCCTAAAAAGTAAAACGACATGGCAATAATTGCAGAAGACACCAGATTAACGATTGCCACACGGTTGGCAAATCTGAACTACAAAGAGAAGCTCGACGCTCTCCAGGAAAAACTCAATGAATCCATTGAGAAGCGATTTATCGGCAAGACCCCTGATGATGTCTTGACCTGTTTCAAGGCACATAAAGAATTCTTCATTCGCTGTAATGAAGCGACGCTCTCTTCCTATAATTTGCCGAAAAGCTGGTTCCCAGAAGATTGGGGAAACCGTACTATCTACATTCACCTGAAATTCTCCTGTGAAATACCTTATGGGGATGAAAAGGTCGAATCGTATGTTGGTAAACTCAAGGACAATGATGAAATCGCTCTTTTGGTTCAGGAGTATCTCAAAGAAGAGAAAGAACGCTACCACATGGAAAAGCGTCTGAAGTGCCTGATGAAACAAACACGGTTCACACCAGCCAGACTTCAGGAAGAGTTTCCGGAAGCGTATCTCATCTATATGGACATCATTACGGCTGATTGGAATGAAAAGAACGACGATACTAAGAAACCAGCGTCGAACCTGTGTGACACTATCGAAAATATTCGTGCGACATTGAAACCTGATTTAAAAGAAACTCTCAAGAATGCAAAAACGGAAGAATAAATTGGGGTGGTTCATGAGGTGGTGGTACAGCCACCTCATCTTCCCTGCTCAATACGTGTCTTTCAAAGACGCTGGTGAGGAAGAACTGTTCTGGAACATTGTAACGTGGTATCATTTCTTCAATCATCACAAAGATTTTGTATGCAAAATCCAGTGGTATATCAGTAAGGATATCGTGGCTTACATCTACATCAGAAATTTGGA